TTAAAAATCAACTTCACCAAAAAAGCCTTGGCAGAACTGCCAGCACCGGAAGAGGGCAGAACCACCGTTTACGATACCGTGGTCAATGGGCTGCTGATCCGCATTACCACGAAAGGAACAAAATCGTTTGAGGTGCGAAAATCCGTAAAAGGAAATTCGCAGCGCATCGTGCTAGGTCGGTTCCCCAACCTCACTGTTCAGCAAGCGCGTGAAAAAGCACTGGCGGAACTGGCACAAATTGCCACCACTCACAAAACCAGCAATCAGGTGAAGGAAGAGAAGCGCAAGCACGATGGGCTGACACTGGCGAAGGCGTTTGACGACTACCTAAAATCGCATCACAACTTGAAAAAACTCACGGTTTCGGATTATCAACGCTGCATGTCCGTTGGGTTTGCCGACTGGCAAGACAAGCCACTCGTTAAAATCACCCGTGACATGGTGGAAACCCGCCATCGGGAAAGAACCGAAAAATCAGCCGCGCGTGCTAATAACGAAATGCGCGTACTACGCTCAATTTTCAACTACGCAATGGAAGAGTATTTAGACTCAGAGGGTAGGGCGATCATCACCGCGAATCCGGTTAACCGCCTTTCTCACTCGAACGCATGGAATAAGCCCAACCGCCGCAAGACCATTATTAAACCCGACGATCTGCCAGCGTGGTATGAAGCAGTTAACACCCTGCCAGAATGGTATGGTGGAAAGCTTGCCTATCGTGCGCGGGTGTATTTCCTGCTGTGCCTGTTCAATGGTTATCGCAGAACGGAATGTTCAGCCGCCTTGTGGGAAAACATCAATCTGAAAGAGCGCACCATCCTCTTGATTGACACCAAAAATGGCATGAATCACGAACTCCCGCTGACGACATACACCCACCAGATTCTCAGTGAATGGCGCGACATGGGCGGGTGCAGTACCGGGTTAGTGTTTCGCGGAACCGACAACACCACCCCATTAACCCACGTTGAAAAAGTCAAAGAAGCCATAACCGAACGCACAGGTATCGAATGGGCAATGCACGACCTACGCCGCACCTTTGCCACCACCGCAGAAAAGGAAGGCATCGGCGGTTACACCCTAAAACGCCTAATCAACCACAAAACTGGCGCGGGTGACGTGACCGGCGGTTACATCGTCACCGACATTGATAGCTTGCGGGAACCCATGCAAACGATCACTGACAAGCTGCTGACACTAACATCTGTTACCATTCAACCATCCAAGACCGTGACCCACGGCTAACAAGACCTGATAAAGGAAGTTTGGAAAATGAGCGAAAACGACACCCCCAAAAAGACCCTAAGCATCATCCGCAAACCTAGCGGCACAGGTGCAACTGCGACACCAGCGACCCGCACCGGTAAACGCATTATCCGCCGCGAAGACCTGCCACAAGTGCAGCGACTCGCAGCACCCAAACCACCCGCCAACAAAACCAAACCCAAAAAACCACCGCGCAAACCTGCACCCAAAAAACAAATCACGCCGCCATCCGATCTAAAAGCCCGTGAGTTGAACGACCGCCTGAACGCCTTCACCGTCTGGCTGCACTATCAGCCGCTCGCCATTGGCGTGGACAAAGACATATACCGTCTGGTGAATGATGAACACTTCGCGGGTGCATCGAAAAACGTGGTACAGAAAGTCCTCAAGATGCACACCAACCACGGGCGATATTTACAGGCCATCATCAACGGCGGCACGCGCTATAAGCTCGACGGCACGGAGGAGGGCGACATTAACCCCTATCAGCAGCAACTAGCAGTCGACACACTGGCAAAGCGTCAGGCAGCAAAAGCGTGAAGCAAGAACATGAACGCGGCAACATCCCAAAAAATCAAACACCGCAGCAGGGTAGGCTTGCTATCCTGTACAATATCTTGAACAACAGGGAAAAGAACAATGCAAGCCGTTACCTATAGTGAAGCTAGAAACAATTTAGCCACCATGCTAGATAAAGCTGTCGATGACCATGAACATATCATCATCATTCGCAAGAGCGGCAAAAATGCCGTGCTTATGTCGCTGGAAGATTTTAACGCATGGCAAGAAACCGACTATTTACTCAGTTCACCCGCTAATGCAAAGCGTCTTTTGAAATCATTGGAAAATGTGCGCAACGGCAAAGGATTAGTGCACAAAGCGTTGGTTGGCGAATGATCTGCTTTGAAGAACAAGGATGGGAAGATTACCAGCACTGGCAACAAACCGACCGTAAGGTATTGAAGCGAGTCAACGAGTTGATAAGGGATATTCAGCGCGACCCCTTCAACGGAATAGGGAAGCCAGAACCGCTAAGGCACAACCTGTCCGGGTGTTGGTCAAGGCGAATCACAGACACACACCGGCTTGTATACATGGTGCAAGATTCTCAGGTGATTATTTTGCAGTGTCGTTTTCATTATTGATTAGAGCCGCACCCGTTGCGGCTTTTTCATGTCCACGATTCCCCGGCCTGCTTGCGTGTCAAGGTCGGGCGTAGCCCGTTCACTTTAACCTTGACTCGCTGTCTTAGAACAAACTCATGCAAGGGGTGCAGCACGTCTGCACCCCTCTAGCCTAGCGGCAATGAGCGTTAGAAAACACTGCATTACAACCTGAACGCCAGATAAACGCCTTTTTTCCTGATCTGTGGATAAGTCATGTAAAAAACATTCCAGTTTTTTAACGAAATTGAAAGTTTGACTGCACTGCTAAACCCGCCAAACCTTATACGCCGCGCCACTTTCAGCGATTCCACTTCATAAAAAACGCTTCGTAATTTTAAGGTGCTTATTTTCAGCGAGAGCGGGAGTGAAAGCGCGTGGTTTGCGTTTATCCATCCAGCCACGCCCACGGCTGGATGCGTCAAAGTATTCAAACAGCCCAAAAGACACGACGATGTGCTTTTACTTAAGGAGAACATTGTCATGTTTGAAACCGATTGGATTATTGCCGCCGTTGAAGGCGAAACCGCAGACGGGCGGGGTATCAGCAAAGAACAAGTGCAGCAAATGGCGGACAGCTACAACCCGCAAGTTTACGCTGCAAAAATCTGGCTGGAACATTTACGCGGAACACTACCTGATAGTGTTTTCAAAGCATTGGGAACTGTTAGCGGGGTGAAGGCTGACACGATCAAGAGCGGCGAATTAAAAGGAAAGCTGGCTTTATTCGTGAAACTCACCCCGTCACCCGAACTCATTGCAATGGTACGCAATGGGCAAAAGACCCACCTTTCTATCGAAATGCACCCGGAATTCCCGACCACGGGCGGCGCGTATTTAATGGGATTGGGTGTAACCGATTCCCCCGCGTCACTTGGCACAGGAATTATGAAATTCAGCACAACCAAACGCCCTGAAAATGTGTTTTCAGTGCCGCTGGTATGTGAGTTGGGAAACTGTGACAACCAACAAGACGATCTAGCCGCCATCCGCTCAATGTTGGAAAAACTCACTGCCAACCCAGATCCGTGGAAAGGTAAGACCGAACCCGACCCAACCAACCCGCCGCACCAGTTCGCAGCACATTCTGATCTGGACAAGCTCAGAAACGACTTTGCAGAACTCACCGCCAAATTCCAAAAATTTGAGGACTTCATGGCAGAAGACGTAACACCAGTCCGCCGCGAATTGGGCGGTCGTTCACTCGAAAACAACCGTATCGGCTACTAAACAACTCTTAGGAACAATCTCATGAAAAAACAAACCCGCGAAAAATTCAATCAACTGAAATTAGATGCAGCACAGACCAATGGTGTCATGGACGTAACCGAAAAGTTCACTGTCACCCCAGCCGTTGAACAACGCCTTGTTGATCAAATGGGCGAAAGTTCTGATTTTCTGAAAAGCATCAATATCATCGGTGTCACGGAGCAAAAAGGCCAAAAGCTCGGTTTAGGGGTAGGCTCACCAATTGGCAGCCGCACCAACACCGACACCAAAGAGCGCGAAACCGCCTACGTTGGCTCGTTAGTTCCCGACCCTTACGAAGCCATGCAAACCAACTTCGATACTCACCTCAGTTACCGCATGATGGACGCATGGGCAGCGTTTGCGGACTTTAACAAGCGTTATCGTAAGCACGTCATGAAGCGCATGGCATTAGACCGCATCTTAATTGGCTGGAACGGCACAAGTGCAGCCGCTGAAACCGACCGCGCGACAAGTCCGCTGCTGCAAGACGTGAACATTGGCTGGTTAGAAAAAGTCCGCCGCAATGCCCCAGCACGCATGATGGGTTACGACTCAACCGGGCAAGAAACCACCGACACCTACAACGTTGGTGAAGGTGGACAATACCCAACGCTGGATGCGCTCGTGTTTGACATGATGAGCAACTTACTCGACCCGTGGAATACGGGAAGTGATGACCTCGTATTGATTTTGGGGCGTGAATTGTGGGTAAAACACGGTTTAGAGCTTTACGCAGAAAACCGACCTGCTACCGAACGCAACGCCCTACAAGTCTGGTTTGCACGCCAAGCCGTTGCAGGATTGCCAACCATCACCGTCCCGTTTTTCCCTGAGCGCGGTGCGGTCGTCACCAGTTACGACAATTTGAGTATTTACTTCCAATCAGGTGCAGTACGCCGCGCCATCATCGACAACCCCAAGCGCGACCGTGTGGAAGAATACCTATCCAGTAACGACGCTTATGTGGTGGAAGATTATGGCAAGTTTGGCGGCATCCGTGCTGGTGCGGTCAAGCTCAAAAACGCCGCTGGTAACTGGGTGTAACCATGTTGTCACCCGCCGCGCAACACCGCCAACAACATGACGTGCAACTGCAAGTGCAGCGTGAGCAAGCCACTCACGATGCGCCCATTGTTGCACCTGTTAGTGAGGAACACGCGGCGGGTAATGACTACCGCCTAATGCGTATCCGGCTCGACGACGATGCAAGGCGGCTTGCCAGCATCCGCAGCCGTGACCGTGCCAACCAGATGAAACACAGCATCCTCCCGCATTACTGGAACTACTGTAGTGCGGTAATCAGCCGCAACACCACCAAGCCCGACAGTGTTATCACGCGGGTTTGTATCTGGTGTTTCGACATTGGGGAAATCAGCAATGGATTGTTATTGGCTGAATTTGCATTAGGGCGTTATCTAACCAAGCCGGACGGCTACCGCCACACCCAAAGCCCCGCAGGATTCAAAAGAAATCTCGCTGAAATCTTAGCGGAAACGCTCGCCGATACGGTGTTAAAAAACCAAACCCCACACAGCGCAGCCAACCACTTATGGCACTTGATGGAATTAGTGAAGCAACACGACATCACCGACCACATCAACGCCAAACTTCACCGCGCCTATGCAATGGCAGTTGTCAGCACTGACCCTGCAACAGCGATTCAACACTACACCGAATCCGAACGATTAAGACCCCTTGCCAGTAATCGCAAGGTTATTAGCAGACTTGAAAAGCAAAAGGAAATACGCCATGAAACTGAATAAATTACCTGAAAATCACCCACTTTACAGTGAACGCGCCGCCGCTCGTTACCTCGGTATCAGCACCCGCACTTTGCGTGAGTTGCCAATTCCCCGCGTGGAGCTGTTACGTGATGACAAGCCCAACGCTCAGGGACATATCCGTAAACGCCGCTTTATCCGCTATGAGCAACTGCATCTTGACGCATTCCGGCGCGAACACATCACTACGCCCGAAGGCTGGAACGTCAACGCGCCAGCAATGGCGGCTTAATCACTTGTCAATCCGTTTTTATGAATAAATTGGGTTTTTTGATGTGTGACGTATCCAGCCGCGCCCACGGCTGGATGCTAAGTGCTAACGGGGTGTGGGGAAAAGTCCAGAGAATAAACGTTAGACCCGCATTCGGGAATGAGGAAAAACAGCAGGCATAAAAAAGCCCGCGTACTCATCGAACAGCGGGCTTAATAAACTCAAGAGACCCAATTTTATGACACCGAACGCAAAGCAGCAACAAAAACCGAACTATTCCACCAGATCATTCGATTTTCTCGAATTGACCAACCGCGCAACAATCCGCCATACTGCCCCTGTTGGTGCAAATCACCAACAAACAGCAAAATTCAGGGACTCAAATACCCTAACTAGGCGGCAAACCCGCCATGACGACGCAGCGGGATTTTTTATGCCCGTAGAATACGCAAGCGGTTTTATGCCGGGTATGCGTGGACTACAAAACGGTGTAAACCGCAATAAGCGCGTCGTGTTCCTAGTAAGCGATTTGAGTACCCGGCAACTTTTGCCCAATCAAAGAAACAAACTAGGAGCAGTCACTATGACCGCAATGCTTATGGGCAACACCGCCCAAAATCCGTTGGCACGTCTGCCGCACATCCCATTTGCACCAGCATTTCCACCACGTAAGCCCGACACCGGCAAGCTCGTTTTCACGCGCTCACGTACCGGATTCATCGTTTACAAAAAAGGCACGCCATTGGCATGGCTCGTCCTCGGCTATCATCAAGGCCAGCTCGACAACAAACCTAAACTTGTCAAATTCGTGGACGTTGCGTACCACCGCCAAACTGAGCGCGGTATCAGCATGGAAACCGCCTTTTTCGACACCGTAGCTGAGGCCAAGCAATTCATCCGCGCCACTTTGGGCGAAGGAGTTGCAAAATGAGTATTCCTGCAAAACAACATTGGGAATGGTCGTGCGTCGCTGAAAACTTGCGTACCGACATTGAACGTGCACAGCGTCTAATCCGCGTTTGTGTCGACTCGCTGCAACTCGCATCCATCCCTGAAATCAGCCATGTAACCGAAATCCTCGACGAACCCGCAGAAGCCACTTGGGAAATGATCAAACCCGCCAAGGAATTGGAACAGGGTTTGTTCAAAGCACACCTCGACTTGGGTGAGGCCGAACGCGCCGCCGCTGCTGCTGCGAAAGAACAGCAAGACCGCAAAGTTTGGCGCGACAACCTGCCCGAAGGCGCGATTGAAGCATTTCAGGCAGTAAGCGACCTCTACCGCACCAAACCAGCGGAGGACGCATAATGTCTGCTACCACCAACCGCCCCGCCAAAAAATACCGCGTCAACCGCGAAAAAGTGCGTCGCGCTCAGATCGTGCAAACCCTGCCGGGTTACGCGGTCAACACAGACCCACTTTTCAATCCGCGTGAAGCTGGCGCGTATATCAGCATCACCGAAAAAACCTTATCAAAGTGGCGCACCCAATACCCCGACCGCCTGCCATATCATAAAGTTGGCGGCTCAATTCGCTACCGTAAATCAACCCTCGACACATTTCTAAATGCTTGCCTTGTCACTGACGGAAGCGGGGTAAAAAAATGAGCTACCCACACGAACCCATGACTACGCCAGCGCAGCAACTCGACGTGCTGAATCAGCGCATCAAACACCATCAAGCCGATTTTGCAGCCTGTAACGCTACCGCGTGGGAATGTCGCAAATGGGCAATGACCTTTCTTAACGCTGCTGCGATCTACGAAACCGCCGCGAATGACGCACTGGCACAACTCAAAACCGACCTCGAACACAAGTGGGCGAAGGAGTTAGCGCAATGAATACCGGCACTATCTCGCTGTACATCCTCGAAGATAAGTTCGATGAATCCGGCGTAATCATCGACGCACACAAAGACCCCGAAGGCGTTTATGTTTCGGTGAAGGCCGACGAAAACACCCCGATTATCGGCCTGACGCTCACCTCAGACGAAGCGCAAGCACTGATTGCCAGCCTGAAAAACGCACTTAAAGCGCACTGGGGGAATGTATGAACCAATACACCGACCTAAGCGGCGAAATCGTGCAAGTGGACATGCTCGAATGGCTCGAAGACGGCGCGTACTTCGATGAAGATCAAGAGGACGACGAATATACATTCGGCATATTGCCGTGTTCCAGATACTGCATTGGTCACGTTGACGGTGACGGAATTAGTGTGTGGCTGAATGACGATATGCAGGAGGTGGAGGTATGAAAACTCAAGCACCCACCCTTCCATTACCAACGCCGCGCCCTGAAATCATCCGCGACAAGTCCGAAGAATGGTTTGTTGACGGCACATTGCAAAGCTTGCCCCTGCACCTGCACGCCCCGATTATTGAGGCGTACAACAAAAAACGCACTGCACCCGGTTTGCCATCCGCAGCCGTGCGCAGCGCAAACACCTACCTACGCGAAACGGCGGAAACTGTCACCGTCACCGCCTCACTGTTGGGCATTAACGCCAACGATGACGACGACAGCCTATTGATACACGCACACCGCCTTGCTGCGAAATTCTCCCGTATCGTTCACGAAAGTGGTTTACCCGCCGCGCTGGACTACCTCAAAACACTGGGCATTGAACCGCCAACCGTACCCCACAACGCTATCCGTCTGGATGACGGCACGCTGACAGATGACCGCGCCACTGTCCGCGCCATCGGTCAAGAAAAGCGCATCACCTCACCCCGTTGGCTGCATGGCGTGCTACGCCGTGAAAAGACCCGTTTACAGGAGCTACAGAATATCCGCCTGCATTTCGTCAACAAAGACAAGAGCGCGTATATCTCCCGCCAAGGGTTAGCCACTCAGGTTTTGAAAGCCTACCTTACCCGTGAATACATGAAATCTCGTCAAGCTGTCTCAGTGACCGACGGGCGCGTGCTGGACATGGAAGCGGTCATGGATGCGGGTGTATCCAACCAAACCAACCGCCTCGCAGAAATGATGATGAAAATCTCAGACGGTGAACGTTTCATTAAAGAGCATCACCCGGATTATGTGCCTGTATTTTTCACTTTCACCGCCCCGTCCATCTTCCATGCAATGAAAATGGTCGGAGGTCACAAGATCACCGATAAAAAAGGCGTAACCCGTACTATCGGCGCAAAAGCCGCGCCAAATCCAAGTTATAAAACGCAGATACCAGAAATAAAAGGTCGTGGTAAAAACAAGGTTGTTACCTATCGCGAAAACACCCCGCGTTTGTCGCATCATTGGATTACCAGACAGTGGGCAACTTTTCGGACATGGCTCAAAGATACTGAAATTGATAGCTACTTTGTCCGCACCTCAGAATCGAACCACGATGCTACCGCGCATTGGCACGGCCTGTTGTGGATTCCGTCCAGCATTAAACGTGAAGTAGTCCGCGCAATGCGTGAAGTGTTTCTAGCTGAATACGGCGATGAATCCGGCGCGTGGAAACATCGCGTCCAAATCGTAATGATTGACCCAACCAAGGGCAGTGCAGCGGGTTACATCGCTAAATACATTAGCAAGAACATTGCCGGGTTCGGTATCGGTGAAGACTTTGAATCAGGGCTTGATGCAGCGACCGGCGCACAAGCCGTTGACGCATGGCGCAAGACATGGGGTGTACGTGCGTTTCAGTTCTCGCAGAATTTCGCACCTGTTACCCACTGGCGCGAATTACGCCGCACATCAGTATCAGACGTTGCAGAGCGTCCCCTCCTCGCAAAATTTCGCACTGCCGCCGATTTGTCAGACTGGTACGGATTCATGGTCAATTATCGCCGCACCCCAACCGTGTTGCGTACTGGCGTGATTGACCTCAAAGACGGTAGCGGCATCACCAACCCGCTTGACTGGCACGACGCAACCGAAGAAGCATTTGTGCAGCGCGTCACCCTCGCTAAACCTAACGTCTACGGTGAAGTTGTCCCGCGTGCCATCGGTATTGGGGTTCTGGCGCATGAAGACCCGGTATACCCCCGCGATACCGTATGGGACTTCCAGCGCAAAGCAGGCCAAGAAACGTGGTTAGACAAGTTGCGCGAAATGAGCCAACACAGCGAGAGCTGGCACGCCACCAATGCAACCGACCTGCCGGACGCTGTATTTTCCTCCTCTTCTTCCCCTCTTCCTGTCGGCTTTGCCGACCTTGGACTAGTGAAAAATAACTGTGGAAGTGGGTTAACCCTTGACGAAAAAGAGGAAACCTACCAGCAAATGCGGCGCGAATATCGCCGAATGCGCCTTAACCCTCACGCCAAAATGTACAAAAGTATGAATGAAAAATATCCAACGTGGGATTCATACGAAAGTGCAGGAATCGACATGATGCAGCACCGCGCCATGTCCCCCGACGAATGGGCAGCGCATCAAGAACGTGTTGCGATTGTGCTGGAAAGTACGTTTTCAGGGGTGAGCCAATGAACCACATGAAGCCAAAAACCATAACCATTACAGAAAAACAGCTTGCACGGCATAGCATCGGTAGCTTTATCGCTGGCGTGTGTACCGGGCTTGCTCTTTATCGTCTGCTGCAATTGTTGGGGGTGCTGATATGAACCATCCATTCATCATCGCCTTAGCAAAACAAGGCGCATACGGGCTGTTAGCACTGGGGCTTATCGCCGCGTGTGGAGTGGCTCACCTCTTCAACGCCATTAGCAGCGCGTCACTATTCACCGCAGTAATGCCCGTGTTCGGGTTCGTGGCGTGTATCGCTTATGGCCTGCTTTGCTACGCATCCCGCAGTGGTAGTTTGCTAAAACTGCTATTCGTGGTCGGGGCTTTTTCAACATTCTGGATTCAATGAGGGGTGAACTATGTCTGACAAAATGACAAACGCCTATGCCCTGCATTCGGATATGATCGACTTGCAGCGCACGGCACACGATGAACGCCAAGCCCTGAAAGTGAACCGATGGGCGCAACAGTTCTTTACCGTGGCGACGTGGATTATTTACCTAATGTTTGCTGCTGCAATGTACGGAGCACCGCTTTGGGTGTTGCAAGCCTTCTTCGGTGCGAATGCCGGTAATTACATTGCGATTATCGTTATTGGTTTGTTTCTGGTGGTACTGCCCACGGCTTTAGCAATGGGCAAGCATTCCGGTTACAAGGCACTCAGTAAACGCGGGATTGATCCGCGCTGGATGGGCGCAATCATCGCGTTTTTTATCGCGTCTGGCATTTATTTTGAAATGACCAGCGCGACAAGCCAGCAACAGGAAAAAGCCCACCAAGCGGTAGAAAACTCGAATGCAGGTAAGGCGATCATGGGGACAACGGTTAGCACCGGCACAAGTGCCTATGCCTCACTCCTCGCTGACGCTGAATTTAAGTTGGTGAGTTGCCAGCGCAAGCTGG